AATATTATAACGGTGGCGAGCTAAGCTCCGGCGTAGCTAAGGCTGCTGCGTAGCGTAGTGGTTTCTACCCTCCCAGGGGTACACACCGCCGCGCGTGTCGCAAATTGATGCCGGGAAGTGCCTCAATCGTCTTCTCCGACGAGTTTAGGAGAGAGAATGTTCACTTTTTCAGCGCACTCCAACGCGCCTGAATAACATAAAAGCAGGGGTAGTTTAGTCAATTACTTTATTAGTCACCAATAGAGGCACCGATATATCGGTGCCTCATTTACCTATTGGGGACTCAATTATTTACCTCCGAGGTGAAAGTAATTTATTTTTTACTGGGCAGTAAAAAATTGAGTGATTTCTTTTCTTTTTCTTTTTTTTTTTGATGTATATTGTTTTCTTCTTCTATTTTTTATTTTGATTTATTTTAATGCGTTTCAGTTTTGTTTGTTTTTTGTTTCCGCTGCGCTCCCTTTTTTTTCTTAATAGATATTTGTTTGTGCTTGGACTCATGTTTTTTTTTTATTTGTTCTTTTTTCTTTTTTTTTTCTTAATCCCGAGGATTATTCTTCTTCTTTTTATCTGATTATCTACTAATCTAGATTAGTAGATATTTTTAACATCACAATCATGTTAACATTTAGGTCACTATCATGAATGATACATCCACTTATAACTATATGAGCATCAACAAAACACGTATTTGATTCACGTCCATGAATCAAATATCTAAATCCATATTTAACCCAGAAAGACTCATGTATGGTTGAACACACATAAAAATGACGATCAAGTACAACAACAAGAAGGGCATGGAATTCATTATCAATGTAAGGCTAAATGAAGATAGTTCAATCCTTGTCTTGATTGAACTTATCTCAACCAAGTCACCAGCACTAGCCAAGAAGAAATTCATGATCCCATACAGGCACAGTGGAATCATTCCACCTTTCAACTTCAACGGCTTGGAAGAAGGGATTAAAAACTTGCTAGATGTGATGTACAAAGAATCGACCATAACAGAATTCAAGCAAGAGGATATGATAGAGACTATTGATATCATGATGATGCACGACGCACCTGTTGATGATATTAATATAGGAGATGAATATGATGTATTTATGAATACCAATGTATAAATACGTATTTACATGTATAAATACGTATTTACACGTATGTATAATAAATATGCTGAATAAATGGATTTCTTCAAGCCCATGATGTTTAATGAATTTAAGCCCAATATCCAGGGTCCATTTTGTAAAAACCCTATACTTTAAGGGCCCAATTGCATAACCGAAGCCCAATTTCTCTTTCCTCTGAGTAGTGGGACCCACTTTCGGAGCAAAATCCCCGCTCGCCACCGGT